TGTCCCGGTCCCGGTCCCGCGTCCTGTCCTTGTCCCGGCGGCCCTTGTCCCGGACCGGGCGCGCCGGGGGGCACGGGCGGCTGGGACATCAGCTGGTTGAGGGCTTCCATGCTCGGCAGGCCCTCGGCGAACGCGTCGCTCAGGTCGATGTCGGCGCCCATGCGCTGAATGAGCTGGCGCGCCATCCACTCGGGCGAAATACCGGGGATGCGCTGGAGCAGCGGCATCAGCTGCACCATGTTTTGCAGTTCCTGCTGGCGGTTCGGCGTGCTGTCGGCACCGGCGTCCACCTCCAGGAAGACGTTCTTCACCACGGTCTCGCGGTCGAGCTGCGGCCACACCGCGCCGGGGCCGACAAGCTGCTGGACAACCTGCTGCGAGACATTGAGCAGGAGGATTTGTCCGGCGGCGCGCGCCATCTCGGTCAGGACATCGTTGAGGTCTTCCGTCACCGAGGACGTATCGGTGCCCTGCGAGAACTGCGCGACGGAAACCTCGGTCGCGGTGGCCCCCGACGTGGAGCCCTGGTCCGCCGCGTCGCTGCCCAGGACGCGCAGCAAATCCTCGAACACGGGTGCCGTGTCATACACCGCCGGATCGATCGGCGGCATCTTCACCACCTGCAATACGTCGTCGATCTTCTGCCCCGGCGTCAGCGCGTTGAGTTCGAGCAGCGCGTTCGCCGGATGGGTGCGCAGCTTCTCCTTGTCCGGCTCCTCCAGAATACCCGCCGCCACGGCGGTCTTCGGCCGGTTGGCGCGGCGATGCTCGCGCAGGCCCTGCCGCGCGCGGTTGAGTTCGAGCTGCATGTCACGCAACAGGTCGATGTCGGACTGCGGATAGAGCGAGCGGTCGTCGTAGCCCTCGTTGAGCACGATGGCGAACCACGGCCAGAACCGCTCGGTCTCGGCGTCGGGCTTGGACGGCTGTTGCAGGAAGTCGCCATAGCCGTCGCACACCACGTAAACGACGCCATCCTTGCGGTGGTAAATCTCCCACACGCAGGCCCGCCCGCGCGAGCGGCTGCTGTCCGATCCGCCCGCGTCGTAGTAGGAGCCGGCGTCGGTTTCCGAGCAGCGTCCGTCCTCGTCATAGGCGGTGTAGCCGCTGCCCACGTCCACGCTGTAGACCTCCTGGATTTGGTCGGGCGTGAGCAGGTATTCCTGCGCCACCCAGTCCGAGCCGAGGAAGCCGCGCAAGGTGCGACAGCTCTTGTCCGGGATGACCGCCGTGCTGTCCGGGTAGTCGAACGCCAGCCCCTCGCGCACGATCAGCTGGCCCTCGGCGGTCAGGCTGGTGATGGCGTTGCGCAGCTCCTCCACTTCGGCGTCGTCCGATTGCAGCTCGCCATCGGCGAGGTCGGCGGTGATGCGCTCGATGTTGGCGAGGCGTTCGCTCATATCGGCGATGCGTGCCTCGATCTCCGGCGACATCCGCATCGCCCGCTGGAAGCCAAGCTTGACGTAGCCGACGCCGGTGATGATGGCGCGGCGCACGGTCATTTTCATCATCGACTTGAACGAGTGCGCCTGCTCGTCGATGTTGTAGTCGTAGACAATCTCCAGCGTCTTGCCGATGCGGTCCATCAGCCGATCGTATTGCTGCACCTGCTGCACGTCCTGCAACACGGCCAGCGCCTGCGGCGGCGGCGGCATCCCCATCTGCGTAGCACCTAGCGCCGCCTGCTCGGCCTGCTGGAGGCTCGCTTGCGTGCCGTCCCAGTTGGTCGCGATGATCTTGGCGCGCCGCTTGGCCTTCACCGTGGGATTGTGCGGATAGAGTTCCGCCGTGCGCTGGAGCACGTGGCGCAAGGCGATGTTGGCGACGTAGCGGTCGTCGCGCGCCGCGTTGCGCCGCCGGGCGCGACCGCGCGGCGTCGCGTTCCACTGGTTGCCGTTGACGAAATCCATGTTGCCCTGCATCCGGTCGAAGGCGGGCTTCCAGAACTTCTTGGCGTCCTTCACGTCGTCGGCCCAGCGCGCCAGGAGCTTGCGGCGCGGCTCGTCGGGCTCCGGGCGGGTGCGCGGGATGATCTTCTGGTTGGGATCGCTCACGGTGTCGAGCACGGGCGCGACGGGCGACACGCTGGACATGCCGCCGCCCATCAGCGGCGGGACACCGGACGGGACACCGGGCGGCGCGCCGGGCGGGACAGGCGGAAACATGCTGCCGGACATCACCAGCCTCCCGTCGCGAAGCCCTGCTTGACCGCGCGCTCGGCCTGCTCACGCATCATCTTGAGATGACCAAAGGTGCCCTGGACATTCTCGCGCGGCCGCTCGCGGAACGCGCTGGCGCCAATCTGCAAGGTCAGCCCGAGGCCGATATAGGCAAGAGTGTCAACGAAATCATCGTGCGCGTCGTAGGGGAACTTGAGCATCTGGTCGCGCGCGGCGGGCCACCACGGCGCGCGCTCGGGGAAGCGCAGCTTGTCCATCGACATGCGCCCCTGGATCGACTGCGCGCGGGTCTGCTTGTCGGCGATCGGCTGCATTTCGATCAGCGAACAGAAGGTCTTGGTCTCCAGCATCCGCTTGCGCAGGAAGGGGCCGATGGATTTGGAGATCATGCTGCGTTCCGCCCACCAGAACACCGGCTTGTAGGCTCGCATCATGCGGATCATCGCCTCGGTGGTCTGCTCGGCGGTCATCTGCCGCCACACCAGATCGGGCAGCAACCAGATATTCTCGTCCTCGTCGAGCCCGACGCACATCAAGACCGTCTTGTCGCTGGTCTGCTTGAGGCTGACGGCGTGGTCCGACGCGGCATAGACGCGCAGGCTCTTGGGCAGATCGTTCGGCCGGTAGGTGTGCAGCCACTTGGAGCTGAAAAACGTGCCGCCGGCCGGGCTCGGGCGGCCCTGGTAGAGGGCGCTGAAACCGCGCGCGTCGCGGCGTTGCAGGGCGAGAAGGAAGTCACGCCCGAAACGGCCCGGCCAGAGGGCTTCGCCGGGCTTGCGGTTGAGCACGTCGGGCGTGTCATCCACCGCGAGGGCCGGCATGTCGATGATGCGCCACTCGGCGGCCTCCTCCGGGTCGTAGTAGGAGTTGGTCGGGTCGGTGAGCCGCCCCACCAGATCGTCCTGGTGCCAACGGGTCTGGATCAGCATGATCCGCCCGGTCTCGTCCATCAGACGGGACGCGATGACCTGGGTGAACCATGTCCAGAGCGTGTCCCGGATGGTCGGGCTGTCCGCCTCGTGGCGGTCCTTGAGCGGATCGTCGATAATGAGCACGTCGCCGCCGCGCCCGGTGGTGGTGCCGCCGCGCCCGACGAAGGCGAGGACACCGCCCTCGCTGGTCTCCAGCCGGTCCGAGGCGAGGCTGTCGTGCTTGAGGGCGATTTCGGGGAACACCTGGGCGTAGGCCGGGCTCAGCATGGCGTCGCGCACCGCGCGGCCGATGTCCTGCCCGAACTTCTCGTTATAGGTGCCGAAAATCAGCGATTTGTGCGGGTTGCGCCCGGCGAACCACGCGGGAAACATCTTCGACGCAAGCTGGGTTTTGCCGTGGCGCGGCGGCAGCGAGATGATGAGGCGCTTGATCTTGCCCTTTTCCAGCTCCTCCAGCGCGGCGCACATGACGCGATGGAACCGCTGCGGCTCGTAGCGGCTGAAATCGGGGTCGGCGCCGTGATTAGGCGTCGGCATCATCAGGCGCGTGAAGGCCAGCATGTCGTCACGCGCGCCGATGACGGCGATAAGACGTTTCAAAACTAACTCGTAACGGGCTTGGTCAGGCGTCATCGCGTGTCCGAGGGGTTGTCCCGGCGGTATCTCTCCCAGGCGCGCCGCTTGGCCTCGCGCTCGTCCGCCTCGCGCTGGCGCTCCTCGTCGGCGACGCGCTCGGCGTCGCTGCGCGTGTCCAGGACAGGCGGGACATAAGGCGGGTTGACGACGGGCGGGTGATCCGAGGGCGGTATCTGTCCGGGCGGCAGGACGGGCGGCAGGCCACTCTCGGGACGGGCTTGCGCGGGGTCGTAGCCGGTCTGCTGGCGCTGTCCGGGGACCGCGACGGGGGTTGGTTCGCCGGTCGGCTTGTCGGAGACGGGAAGATCGGGCGCGGCGCCGGTCGGCGAGGTCGGATCATCGCCCGCCCCGTGGTCCGCCGCCGTGGGCGGGGGCGCGTAGGGCGGCGGATTGTCGTCGGTGTAGGCGGCGGGAGGCGGCGGATCGGGCTCGGGATCGGATGCGGGTCGGTCGCTCATGGCGGGGCACTCCATCGGGGCGAAAAGGGACGCTAGGACGGGTTTTGCGTGCTGAAAGCGTTGCTCTGGACCCACTCGCCGGGCGCGTCGGCGGCGGGCGCGAAGGTGACGCGGAGATCGGACGCCGGCACCGGCACGATGACGCCGCCATAGCCTTGACCGTCGCCCGCCATCGTGAGTGCCGTCCAGGTCACTTCGTCATGGCTCGCGACGATCTGGGCGTCGATCGGCGTCACGGTGCATGTGACGGTTATCAGCTTGCTGGTGTCGGTCGGCCCGGCGCTGATTTGCGGGTCGGCGATGGCACCGGGGGTGATGAGCACGGTGCCCGGCGGCGGCGCGTAGGGCACGTCGTTCGGGTCGTGATAGGGGGTTGTCCAGGCGGGGATTTGCGCGTGCGGACGGCGGCCCATCGTCAGCCCTCCTTTCGCGTCGGCAGGCGCTTCATGCGCTCAGCGCCACGTGCCTGATCGGCGCGGCTGAACGCCTTGGCGGTGCTTGACGAGACGCCGGTTCGCTTGGCGAGACCGGGGTTATGCGCCGCCGCGCGCGTCCGCTTGGCGTGCGCCTTGGACTTGGACGGCATGGGCTGGTCCTCCTGTCATGAGCCTGGGCTATTTCGCCTCGCACTCGGCGGCCTGACCGGGCAGCAAGCGGATTTGGAACGCATGGTGGGCGGACAGCGTGCGGCCCCCGGCCTGACAGCCGCCAAGCGCCACCAGCGACAGCGCCGCCAGGACAAGGACGTGGCGACGCGTCACCAGCGCCACGCGGGATAGGGGTGGAACAGGGTCAGGAGCAGGACGATGAGGACGATCGCGACGATGAGGCCGCCAAAATAGGGCACCGGCGCGGAGCTGTAGTAGCCCCCGCGCCAGCCCCATCCACCGCCGCCAAGCAGCACGACGATGAGGACGATGACGAGCAGGAGCGTCATCGCGGCGTGGGCTCCTCGGGCACATACGGCTCCGGCGCCGGATCGGGGACACCGCCCTCATCGCACCATGCGAGATATTCCTGATAGTCCCGGTTGCCACCGTCAAACGGAATGAATGCGCCGTCGCTCATGCGTTGCACGGTCTGCATCGTCATGCCGGGGAGCGGGGCGACGAGTTGGTAGGGTTGGGTCATGTCAGGAACCACTCGCCTCCTTGAGGGCAGCGCGGGCTTGCGCGATCTCCGCCGGCAGCAGGCCGGACGCTTCGATCGCGGCGATGTTTCGGCCCATATCGGATAGGCCGTCGATTTCCTCGGCGGCTCCCTCGGCCCACTTCAGCAGGGCGCGGAGGGCATCGACGAGTTGCTGCTCACGTTCGGTCATCATCGTGTCCTACAGGTCCGCCGATGCGGTGAATGTCCCGGCAAGGACAAACTGCGCGCCAGCTCCTGCCGTCGTGTGAAACTCAATCGCGGAACCATACCCACTGACGCCGGAACCGGAACAATTTGTTTGCGTGGTCCACGTCGGCGTGACGGTGGGGAGCGCCCGCATGGTCGCTGGTAGTCCCAGAAGTTGCTGCCATACCGCGCTGCCGGCGTAGCCCTGCAGGGCGATATTGCCCACCTGATAGAACCGCTGGCAGTTGGCGAGATCGTATCGCGGGTCGGGCTTCTCCAACGGCGTCGCGACGCTGCCGATCTCCAGTTGCATGCCCCAGAGTACCACAGTTCCACTCTGCACGCCGATATTGCCTGCGCTCGCCGCCTGGGTCGTGCCAGAGCTAAACCAGATACTTAGTTCCGTGCTATGATCGTTGTTGGTGCCAAGCGTCTTGCCTGCGATGCTTGGGACCGCGAACGTCAGACTATATCGCGTATAGGTCGTGCTAATCGTAACAGCCTGCCCAGCAACGTTGACGCCCGGCGATGGCGAGCCGCCCGTGCCGAAAAGCTGATTGATATTGACGCCTAGTTTCGGGGCTCCCGATCCAGCCGCTGCCCATATTGACACGGTAATTGTCTTGCCGGCCAACCGGCGCACATTCTCGATGCGCTGCACGATCCGGTTAAATGCCGACGCACCGGCGTTACCGACGAACGTGTTAGCCAGTGCAACGGCTGCCGCTTCGTCACCAACCTGCGTCCTGGCCGCGTCGCTAAATGCGGCTTGCGTGACGCTCATCGTATCGAGCGAGAGTGACAGCGCCCAGCGATCCAGCGCGAACGCATTGGCCGTCGTGAACGGCCCCGCGCCGCGCTGCGCCACGTTGAACAGCGGGTTGTGCAACAGGTTGCGGCCGACACCATTGAACGCGGGCGCCACCGCTGTCTGAACGAACGCCGTGGTCGCGAGGCTGGTATCGGCATCGCCGGCCGGCGGCGTCGGCGCGGTCGGGTCGCCGATGAAGGCGGGCGAGCCGAGGGGCGCGTAGGCCGTGCCGACCGTGCCGTTGATCCATTTGGCGCCGTCCCATTGCCAGATGACGCCGCTGGGACCGGCGAAGGTCTGGTTGAGCGTCGGCGCGTTGGGAAAATCGAGTGCCATGTCAGAGGTCCGCCGATGCCGTGAAACTGCCGGCATAATTGAACCCCCCCGCGACCGGACATTGGATGTTGAGCCGCACGACCGAAGGCGACGATGGGTCGATCGTGGGTGAATTGGCGTTGACGTTGCTGGTGACGTTGTTGATGATCGTCGGGGTGCCGCGCATCGTCATTGGCAGCGTATACATCGAGGTATTGTAGCTGAGCGCGCCATAGCCAAACCAAGAATACTGGCCCGTGCAATAGAACCGCTGGCAGTTGGCGAGATCGTATCGCGGGTCGGGCTTCTCCAGCGGCGTCGCGACGCTGCCGATCTCAAGCTGCACGCCCCATAGATTAGCGAACCACGAGCCCTGATTGCCGACACCGCCCGATGCTGTCGCGTAGTTCGAGCCGGCCGAGGCCCAGATATTCAGGATGATGCTACTATCTCCGTTGGTCCCGGTGATTTTTCCCCCCGCGCTTGGTATTGATAGAGTAACGGAGTAGCGCGCCCACGTTGCCGCGCTGATCGTTACGGCTTGTCCGGTGCCAGTGACTGAAGCAGACGGTGAGCCGCCGGTTCCGAAGAACTGATCCAGCGATACGCCCAGCTTGTTCGTGACATTGCCGACCGCCCAAAAGGAAACGGTTACGGTTTTCCCCGCGAGCCTGCGGACGTTCTCGATCTTTTGCAACAATCGACATATCGAACCCGCATTAGCCGTGCCGACGATGGTGAGCGACGCCATGCTGGTCGCGGCTTCGTCGCCTATTTGGCTACGCATGGCGTCCGTCATGGGGTTGAGCGTCAACCCCATCGTGTCGCCACTCACGCCAGACTGCACGACCCAACGATCCGCCGAATAGATCGCTTGCGCGCCGGTTGCGTTGAACGGCCCCGCGCCACGCTGCGCCACGTTGAACAGCGGGTTGTGCAACAGGTTACGTCCGGTATTATTCTGCGCCGCCGCCACGTCGCCCTTGGTCGCGGCGTTCGCCAAGCCCTCAAGATTGACCGCCGTGACCCATTGCGACGAGTTGCCGTCGTCATAGCGCACATAGAGCTGGCCGCCGGTGCTGTCCCACCACAGCGTGCCGGGGCCTTCGACGGGCACCGTGGCGCTGATGACCGCCCCCGCTGGCGGGCCGGCGGCGATGGTGCCGGCGACAAAGGCGGTCGTCGCGATCGACGTGTCGTTGTCACCGAGGGCGGGCGTCGGCGCGCGCGGATCGCCGGTGAGGACGGGCGAGGCGAGCGGCGCGAAGCTCGTCGCGACGAACGCCGTGGTGGCGAGGCTGGTATCGCTGTCACCGGCTGGCGGCGTCGGCGCGCGCGGATCGCCGGTGAAGACGGGCGAGACGAGGAAGCCGTCCACGTAGGCGCGGTTCGCCGCCTGGGCCGGCAGGGTCGGCGGCCCGGACAGCGTAAGCGGTCCGGTCATGGTGTCGCCGGCCTTCTGGACGGCCCCGGCATTGGCCGCCGCCTGGGCGCTGGCATCGATGATGAGACGAGTGCCGCTGGGCGCGACGGCGGTGGGCACGCCGACCCATAGGCGCAAGGGGTCGGCCATCTCGACGTAGAGCTGGCCGACCGACAGCGAGTAGTCCGCCGGGGGCGTGTTGGGCGTCGCGGCGCGGCTTTCCTGGACACGGGCGGTCATGGGCGGCTCACTCCGTGGTCATCAGCGCGGGCAGGCCCGCGACGGCGAAACAGGCGGCGGTGGGCTCGGGCGCCACGGCGAAGGTCACGGTGCTGGCGCTGACCGCGTAGTCGCGCGTCGCGGCCTGCCAGACGCCATTGAGCGAGACGAGGAGGTTGACGGCGGTTTGCGGCGTCACCGCAGCACCTTGCGGATCGCGCAGCGGGAAGGCCGTGGCGGCGCCATCGAACACCCAGGACGCGGTGTCGATCACGGTGAGGCCGGGGACCGGCACTTCGGACGCTTGGCTCGGCACGATGACGAGGCCGAAACACCGGGCGTTGGGCTCGGCCGGCGGCGTGAAGGTCAGCATACTGCCGCTCACGGCGTAATCGACGCTGCCTTGCTGCCACACGCCATCGACCGAGAGCATCACGTCGGTCGCGGCGTTGGGCGTCAGCGCGTGGCCTTGCGCGTCGCGCAATACACCGCCCGCCGTGGTCCAGGCGCTGGTATCGAGCTGCACGGTGCGCCAATCGAGCGCCACGACGGGCACGCTCTCGACCAGGAGCTGCACGATGTCGCCAGCGGCGGCCGGCTTGGTCAGCGTGACCGTGTTGACCGCCTCGGCATAGTCGTCCGTGGGGGTCAGCAGCAGCCCGACGTGGAACACCGCGAGGGTCTGATAGTTGGCGGTGTCATAGACCAGCGGGTTGCCCGTCCGGTCGGGGCCGCTGAACACGGTCTGCCCGGCGGTGGCGACATAAACGTAACGGAAGGTCGCGGACGGGCCGGGGGTGACGAGGGGCCGCCACGCGGTGCCGTTCCAGACATAGGCGGCGTCCAGCGTCAGGTCGAAATACATCGCCCCCGTGGCGAGGTCATTGCCGAAGCTGTCGGCGACGGGCGGCGAGGCGAAGGCGCCGAGATAGAGGCTCTGGAGCCCGGTCAGCGCCTCCTCGGTCTGGCCTTGCAGGACGCCGAGCCAGTAATCCCCCGCCGCGTTGATGTCTTCCAGCGCCTGATCGAGCGCCTGATCGAGGTCGTCCAGCGCGGTTGACACCGCCACGTCGGCCCGGTTGGCCCACCAGCGGCTCGACCAGTGGTCGCCGGTGATCCCCATGACGGCGAGGATGTTCGGCGGGATGGTGTCCGGCATGTGCTCGGCCCATGCCTGGGTGAGGATCGCGTAGTCGTAGGCGGCGCCTTCCGCGCCGGTCGCGTTTTCCGCGTCATTGGCCGCCGCGAGGGCCGAGCTGGCGGCGGCGGAGGCCGCCGCGCGGGCGTC